GCCTCACCCGCTCGAGCTGCGCGGCGAGCTCGGCCGGCACCTGCAGCGGCTCGTCGTTTTTCGTAATCGGCAGCGCCTCGAGTTCGGCAAGCCGCGCAATAACGGCATCCATCTGCTTGCCCTGCGCGATCTCATGGTCGGCGAGCAGTTCGCCAATGACCTTGGCCCAGTTGGTTCGATCAGTCATTGAACTCATCCATTCAAAGCAACTGGCCTTGCCCAGGGACTTTGTCCGGCCCCTTCTTTCTCGATTTTGATGGTTGTTTTGGTTTAATAAAAAACCCTTGTTCCTTTAGCTTTTCTCGTACCAAATGAAAGTGCTGAAACGTCCCGGCGTTCGCATTACGAAATTGCTGATCTGCCGTTAGTTTCTTGTGCACCGCTAGTGACACAGGCAATCCATTCTCGATCCTGTTATATTGTGGCCCGTGCCAATGATCGACTTCGGATACGTCAGGAAGCCGCTTACCGTTGTCATCCGTAAGATGGGTTACGCGATCAATGGGGCATTTCCCGCCGAACTCTAGATGCACAACAAGATACAAAACCCTTTCATCCTCATCGCTGAAGCGTCGAGGTTTGGGCAACCTCGTCTTTTCCTGCCACTGTCTCACCGCTAAAACATTACCGTGCGTTTCATAGGCAAGCTTGTGCATGTCGACCAGAACTTGTTCATGCTGGTCCAACCTCACATCGTGATGGTCGACGCGACGCTCTAGCGCTTCGAGCATCTTCAGTTCAATCTGAGTAGAGAGGGCGCTGGGATGCCGCCGTTCCATATGGGCGCGCACAACCTCGTTGCACCAAGCCTGAAACTCGGGCGAGAGGTACTTGGCGTATGCAATTCCAACCTGCCAATGCGCCCAGGTACCGCCATCGCGCCCACGTTCAATTTGGAAAAGGTGGGATTTTCCCACCTTTAAATTTTCGGCGATATATTCGACAAACTCGATAGTTGCAGGGAGACGCGCCCAATCCACCGGCCGCTTGCTGTCATCCGCACCAGCCGCCCGCCACATGTCCGTGAGGCATAACTGATCGCCCCGCGCCCTGATCTTCAGACCCGCGTAGATCAAGTCATTTGGCATGGACCGTCTCTATGCCCGCTTGACGCAGTTTCATGGCGCGAAAGCCGAGAGCATCGCGCATCGCCTTGTCTTTGTCCTCGAACTCGCCGTCGCCGTCCTCACCGTCCTCGTCTTCCGGTTCCTCGTCCGGGTCCTCCGGCGGCGGTTGGGAGGGAGGCGAAGGCGGCGCCGGAGGTTGAGGCGGCTCCAAGGCGAAACTGAGCGGAACCACCTGTTGCTGCACGCGCGGCTCGTCGCCCGCTTTCGCTGCGCCGTAGCCCTCGAGCGCGCGCGCCTCGTTCGGCGCCAGGATGCCGCCCTGCACCGCACGCGCCAGGCCGTCGATCCGTTCCTTGAACATCGAGCGCAACAACACGCGGGTGTCGAGTTCAGTCCACTCGCGGCCGTAGGCCACCTTGTCGAGTCCGATGAACTTGTCGAACGCCTGCTCAATGTGCGTGATGACGAAGCCGAGACCCGATGCGAGCCATTCCGCCATCAGCGCCTCGGCGCTCTTCTGCGTGCCGGTATCGGTGAAACCGAGCAGGATCGCCGGCACACCGAACACCGCAGCAATCGTGCGGTCGTTCAGTTTGAGCTGGTCGACGATCTGTGCGTCCTCATTGCTGATCGAGATCGGCTGGAACTTGAGGCCGTGCGTCAGGATCGGCACACCGCCGGCGTTCATGCCCTTGGCGTGCTCGTTCCACCGCTGCCGCAGCAACTCGACGTCCGGCGCCTTCAGTTGCAGGTCGCTGGTCAACACACCGCTCGGCCTGCTCATGTTGTTCGAGAATGTCGACGTCGCACTGTGGATCGCACCGCGCGTGGCAAGCTCGGGATAGAGCGCCGAAAGCCAGGTCTCGCCAATCAGCGGATTGCGCCGCGTGTCGAGCTTTACGTGCAGCACATCGCGCGCCGGAACGACCAGCGTGCTGCCGCCGAGGCTGCGCATATTGACCAGCGGGTTGTCGCCGATTTCGTAGAAAATCTCGTTGAACGCTTGGCCTTCGACCGCGACCTCCCGCACCCGGCACTGACGCGGATCAGTCCAGTGCAGCGCCTCGACTTCCTGGCGATCGTTGCGCTGCGCGATCCAATACGAGTTGCCGGTGTAGAGCAGCGACCGGATCAGATGCACCATCATGTCGGACGGTGTCATGTAGCCGCTCGGCGAGCGCAACAGCCGCGACAGCGCCGAGGTCGTCACCGTCTCGGTGCCGCCATTGGCAAGCTCGCGCTTGTGATAGCCGGGCAGTTGCGCGATCGCGCGGATATAAGCCCAGACGCACGCCTCAACCGTTGAGCAGCCTGGGCCCGGCAGTGGATCGAGATCCATCTGCCAGAAGTTCCAGTATTGGCCCCAGGCCGATGGAAGCCACCCGCCCGAGACCGTATACGGCCCCGGATGATAGTTGCCCTCACCAGCCGGGTTGTTCTTCTGGCGCGGTGTGATCCACCGCGCCAGGGACTGCGTCAGCGACGCAATCATCTATCGCGCCGGGTGTAGCCGCCCGGATTGTCATCCGGGATCATGTCGCGCACCTCTGTCGGCGGCTTCGGCTTGGCCTTGGGCTTCTCCTTCGGTTTGTCGGCCTCGCCCTCGGCTTCCTCGTCGCCGCGCAGCTTGTGGATCGCCTTCTCGGCGGCATCGAGCGCCTTCTGCCGTTCCTCGTCGGTCATCTCCTTCGGCTGTGCATCGGGATCGTGCTGCTCGAACGGATCACGCGCCCAGCCATCGGCAATGGCCGCATCGGCGTCTGCCGCCGACATCGTAAGACGCTGGCCCGCGTATGGGCCAAGCGTCGCCTCGATCGTTTTCGGTTCGTCTGCCATTCAGGCCTCCTACCAGGTAACGCCGGGTACGTACTGAACCATGCCCGTCCGCGTCATCGCCCAGGTCACATAGAGGCTCAACCTGATCGCGACGCTGTCGGTCTGGAACAGCGACCGCATCGGCACGGCGAGAACGCCGGAACCCTGCGTTCCGCTACCAAGCGCCAGCGGCGTGGTGTCCTCCTCGTGCAGCGTTGCCTCGGTCGACACAGCAAACCGCGGCGTATCGCCGACCGCCGTGGTGAACCAGTCGGCGTCGACCGCGATTACCGTGCCGGCCGTCACAGTGGTCGACGTGATGATCGCCTTGATGCCGAACTTCGATGCCGCCTCGCCGGTACCGGCAAATGCGAAATCGCCGGTCGTGGTCTGCGCCATGCCGACCGCACGAGCCTGCGCCGGGTTCATGATCAGCACGACGTTGCCACCGCCGCCCGCCGCTTCCATCGGCGCGATGAGCGCATTGAGGTCGGCGACGATCTTGTCGATCCGCGTCGATGCCGCGCTCGGCGTGAGCCCAGACACACCGTTGAGCAGGCCCGCCGGCCGCACCGACGACGCCGCGACGTTGTCGATCAGGAAGCCGTCGAGCGCCTCGCGGGTGTCGTCGGCCATCGCCTTGCGCAGCACGCCCTCGATCGCCGGTGTCGAGTAGAAGGCCATCTCTTCCGTAAAGGTCGTGATGACCGCCATCTTGAAGGGCGTCAGCGTGATCGGTGTGAGGGTGATCTTCTTGACCGGCTTGGCTGCGCCCTCCCCGACCCAGGCGCCCGCTGCGCGCGGCGTGTTGGATCGCACCGGGATCTTGATCGAGCCGTTGCGCCCGAAATCGAACTTCGATCCGTAGCCGCTCAACGGCCCGTAGATCGAGCCGGCCATCAGCCGGTCCATCAGGCCGCCGTAGCCGATCTGCACCAGTTCGGCCGCATAGCCGGCGACCGTCGTCATGGCAGGATTGACCGCCGCTTTCAGCATGTAGCCGGTGACGTCGTCGGCGCCGTACATATCGCGCAGCGTCTGCTCGACCGGCGTTTGCGTGCCGTATGCCTTGACGGCAACCGACATGGCGCGGAACACATGGTCCACCGCTTCGAACTTTTTCTTCGGCGGCAGGATGATCGCCTTTTCCGGCGTAATGATCTCAGGCTGTGCAGAGACGACCGCCGGCACGGCGGGCACGCGCGGCGCAAGGCTCTTTTCCATGTTCTCGAGCCGGGCGAGATCGTTCTGCTCGGCCTCGATCATGTCCGGCAGTTCTTTCGTCAGTTGCAGTTCGTCGTTGTCGAGATTGTCCTTGGCAGCAAGCTCGGCAAGCTGGTCGCGCAGGCCGGTGATCCTTTTCTGACTGGCCTGGATCTTCTGAGAGAGCGTCATCTTCGCACCATTCTTCGGTACGAGGGATTTGCCGGACTCGGCATGAACCGCACGTTGCTCGCCGAAGCTTCTTGCGGACTCGCAGAAGACTGCTTTGAGTACGTCGCGCGGGAAATCCTTGGCGATCGCCAAGGCATTCGGGTTCGCTGGCACGCTGACCAGCGAGCATTCGAGCAACTGTTGACGTGTGAACCGGAACGGCCCGTTGCGCTGCTCCTTGTTCAGCGGCTCTTTCGACACCGGCTGGAAGCCGACCGACACCGTGCGCAACACACCCTCGCGCACCAGGTCGCGGATGTATTGTGCCATCGGCCATTTGTCGGATTTCACCCAGATGATGCGCCCGATGAGCTGCCCGTCCTTCACCCGAATGTTCGTCCAGCGGCCGACGATGTGATCGCGGTTGTGATTGAACAGCACCACCGGGTCCGACTTGATCGAGTCAAGCTCCCAACCCGCCGGGTCGACCACATCGCCCATGCGGTCGACCGAACCATCCGACATCACGAATTCGTCCGGCTCGCCGCCGGGTGGCGGCGCCGCGCGCTGCTGATAAAGCATGGGAGTTGTCCTGGTTAGCCTATTAACGCCGCTACGTCGTAGTCAGGCACCGGATTAAGCGCCATCAGATGCGCCGCATTGAACAGCGCCATGCACGGGTCGACCTTGCCGTAGCCGCTCTCGTCGCGCGCAACACGCATCGCGGTCGGCGTCGGCACCACCTTCAGATTGCCGACGCACCATTTCATCAGCTCGCTGCCGCCGTGCCGGAACGAATAGTCTGCGAGCTTGATCTCGATCGTCTTCACCGCACCCATCAGCGCAATGCCCTGGCGCACCGCGTCGAGCTTCTCGGCATTCTGCGTCACGCCGATGTCGCCGAGCGCGTCGACAATCGCGCCGATCCCGGCGGCGTCGACACCGACCTGCGCCAGCAACCCGAGCCGCTGCACCTTCTCGACCAGATCGACCACGTACTGGATGTTGAGCGGCAGCGCGACCGACGTCGTCTCGGGCCGCATATAGGTGAACCGGGTCAGCGAGCCTTCCTGCTCGAACCGCTCGTAATACGCCGCGTTCGCCTTGCGCCGCTCGATCCCAATGTCCGAGATCAGCGCATGCGCCCAGCCGAGCCACCGCTTCGTCCCGCGCTCGCGCCCGATCAGCGCAACTCCGAGCAGGTCGTCGAGCCCGCCGCCGTCCACACCGATCGTCACCAGTTCAGACCGGTCGAGGATCGCCTGCAGCGTCAGCCCGTGCTCGATCCCGCGCTCCCACACCTCCGCGCCGGCCCAGCCATCCGAGCGCAGCGCAACGCCGATCTGCACGTTGAAATGCTGCGACGCGATCAGCGCCAACGATGCCGCGCCCTCCTCCTCGGCCCGCGTCACCTCGCGCGCGAGAAACTCCTCGCTGGTCGATCGCCCGAGGTTCGGATTGACCAACGGCCAGTACTTCCGCTCCTTCCAGCCGTTGTCCTTCATCAGCCGCTCGGGCAGTTCGTAGAGTACCGGCAGCAGCGGCATGCGGATCTTGCCGTCGCGCACCTTGCGCGCCATCTCAAGTTCGGAGGCAAACACACCGACTGGCGCCTGCTTGCTCTGCGTCGTCGTCTGGAACAGGAAACCGTCCGGCCGCTTCGTCAGCGCACCACGCAACTCGACGAAGATCTCCGCAGCATTACCCTTCCTCGCAAACTGGTGGGTCTCGTCGATCATCGTCCCGGTGCATTTGCTGCCGGTGATGATGTCCGTGTCGGCCGCCTTGATCTGCAGCGTCGCACCGGAAACCCGGTGCGTGATCCTCTTCAGATTGTCCTGCACATGAAACAGTTTGGTTAGCTCGGGATCGAGCCGAACGGTGCCCTTCGCCTGCTTGTACGCAATCGCCGCGATTTCCATCGTCGGCGCGACGAACATGAACTCGGCCTCGGGCCGCCGGTTGACGATCAGCGCAGTCAACATCACCGCGCCGCCATTGCTCGACTTGCTGTTGCCCTTCGGGATGAGCTGGAACACCTCGCTGATGTGCCGCTTGTTCGTCGCCGGGTCGTATGAGCCGAACAGCGCAGCAACAATCGGGTAGTACCACTCGCCGCAGACCTCGCCGAACGTCGGCGTCCCGATCACATCCGGCAATCGCAACCGCTTGAACACGCGGATCGCCTTCGCCGCCTCGGCCTCGAGCAGCGGCAGATGCGGCACCAGCGACCGGCCATCGAGGATACGCCCCTCCCAGTCGCGACAACTCGTATCCCAGACGCGCATCAGTTCACGCGAATGTCAGTTTCCAGATCGCCAGCCCACTCGGTGCTGATGCCGCCAGCCTGCTTCGCGGCCTCCTGCAGTTGTTCCTTCTTGCCGACAAAGGCCTCGCCCGGATGCGGCTCAACCCACCGCGCCCGCACCTTGAGCCAGAAGATGCACGCCGCCACCGCACCAGCACCGTTGCCCAGCGCCTTCTGGTACAAGCTCTGCGCCACCATCGAGTTTGCCTTGATGTGGCCGGTCTCGAGTTCGTCCCGATAGTATTTGTACAACGTTGGCGCAGTGACATTGATCACCCGCGAAATGTCAGCCAACGTAATCCCGTGTGCCGCCATCGTCTCGACGGTCTTGCGCAACTGGTCAGTCGGTTCGTGTGCCGTGCCCCTACGCATGTTTCCTACCTCGGTACGCGCGCCGGGCAACTGCACAGCCACGCCGCTAAAATTGAGTAATAGCCGTGAACCGGCCCCAGTTCGCGGCACATAACGAAAGATCGCATCAGGCGGCAGTCGCACGACGCGCCTTCTCGCCGGTGAAGTTCTGCCAACGCTCTACCGTCACGTCGACATACGCCGGATTGATCTCAAGCGCATGGCACGCACGACCCGTCATCTCGGCCGCTATGATCGTGGTGCCCGAACCGACGAACGGATCGTAGACCGCCTGGCCAGGCGAGGAGTTGTTCTCAATCGGACGCTTCATGCACTCGACAGGCTTTTGTGCCGAATGCCCAGTTTCGGATTTCGTATGGTCGATCGTCCAAAGCGTGCTTTGCGATCGGTCGCCGGTCCAGTGCCCCTTGTTACGCACGCAATACCAACACGGCTCGTGCTGCCAGTGATAGTCGCCGCGGCCAATGACGAACCGAGTCTTCGCCCAGATAATTTGACAACGGATCGTAAAGCCTACCGCCTCGACCGATTGCTGCACGCTGCTGGCATGCCGACC